TGCGACAAAGCTTAGATTTCCTGACCCATCAGTTTTTAAAACTTCATCTGCATTTCCGTCAGATTGCGGATAAGACAACCCATCAAGTACAACTTTACCAGCACCATTTGGAGTTATGGCTATATCTCTGCCTGACGTTGATACAATACTATTTGTTTGAACATCTAAATCACCTCCAAGCTGCGGAGTTGTATCAGCCGCTACACTTGCTATGCCACCTGATCCACTTTGATCATCAACCCAAGCATAGTCACTTCCATTCCAACCTAATATTTGACCGGATGATGCACCACTAACATTTAGATGCGTATTCACATTTGCGTCGGTGTATCCGGCATTACTTACCCAAGCATAATCTGATCCGTTCCAACTAAGGACATATCCGCTTGTAGGATTAGATTGATTTAGATGACTGTCTACATCACTATTTGCATAACCTGCGGCAACTGACCCAAATGATAATGTGCCACTTCCGTCAGTTTTTAACACCTGGCTTGCTGAACCATCACTTGTTGGGAAAGTAAATGCACCTGCAAAACTTGCAAAATTAGCGTCACCGATTGGCCCGGTTTTAACAAGTCCACCCATACCTGCGTGTGAGGAGCAGTGGTATCCTAAGTGATCTGGTGCGTCCTGTTCTAAAGTAACCTCGACATATGCGTTGGCGCTTCCTGCCGTTCCGCTAGTTGAAATTCCCGTGGTAAAAGATGAGCCAGCGCCATTACTNCCAGTACTGAAAACAAAAGGATGACCACTTACTGAACTATCACTTACATCAAAACGNTANGTTATACCNTTGGATAATGAGACATTTTGTTGTGCTGTTCCATCAATGTGATACTTATTGCTTCCCCCAACGGACGCAACCGTAACAGTAATTGATATATATGCTTTACCATCAGATGTAATGCTAGTCGCAAAGCTTGCTAAATTTCTGTTAATACTCATATCATATCCTAAATTGCATATTGTTGAACTTGAACGACGTCGCCAGTATTAGCACCGCTAGCAAGCGTTACNGCCGATGCACTTATTGAGTAATCGGTAGAGGGCAAAAGCAGTATTCCGTTTAAATAAACTTCCGATTTATTGATGTTATAACTACCGCTGAACGCTGTTTGGTTTGAAGTCGCTGTAAATTCAGTTGTGCTATAGTTTGCACTTGCACCGCCATACTCAACCACTTCCAAAATGTCGCCGGCACTTGCACCCGACGTTAAAACAACTGCACTACCTGTTGAGGCTGTAAAACTACTGGCATCGAGTTTTGCCCCATTCAAAAAAATTAGAATATTATTTACAGTATAATTTACGGAAAATGACGTTTGCCCCGACGTCGCCGTAAATGCTGTAAAGTTGTGTGCCGCGCCAGATAAAGTTAGGTCTGCCGCGCTAGGGGATATAAATACGTAAGCAGACCCGCTTAGATTAAGCAGTGAACCAGTTGAACTACTGCTTAAAGTTCTTGAAAGTGTAGTACCGCTATGAGTGTAAGTACCTTGACCAATTTCCCAAGCCGTACCATCTTCAATTACGTAGCGGACTGTATCACCGTTTGAAATTCCACCGTCTGCAAAAGTTTGATAACCAGAACGAGCAGAGCCCAAAGTTAAAGTGCCTGTACCAGTGCTGCTAGTTGAGACTGAGACTCGATCAGCAAATTTTACCATTTACTTTTCCGTTTCTTTTTTCTCTGTATTTTTAGCCTGATCGGTTTCTAAATCGGTCGTAAAACCTTTGTCAGATATTTTTTTTGCAATTTCGTCTGACTCAAACTCAAAGTGATGAACTTTCTTTTTTGTCATAACCATTATATTATTCCTTACGACGGATCTGGAATACCAACGGCAAAACTAGCGCCAGTAAACGAATTACCGCTAGTGACAGCTTGAGAGGCCGACAAGCTGCCAGTTACAAGCAATCTGCTATTACTAACATCGACAAGCGCGTAGTGAGTACAAGTGCCAGTACCTGTTATGCTCCCATCAGAAATTGCAGCAAAAATAACCTCACGACCCCCACCAGATCTATCAGTAGGTGAAGCGCCGCTAAGAGACGTTGAGTTGCCTAGCGAAAAGGTTGAGGTAGCATTTGCGTAAGTTGTCGCCTCCTGAGAAGTCACGTGTATTGCGCTAGCTTCTGTGTCAAGCACTGTTAATCCGTTGTCAAAGCAACGGTCTGCTAATGTAGCCATTTTATAAATCTCCTGTTTAAATTAAAAGCTATTCCGGTTTATTCGGATAACTAATATTTGAAGGGTCGCTGTCTGCCGGCAAGTCCCTCAAATTCTGTCGATAAGTCGCCCATTCAGCCTTTTTACTATCTGAGAGGGGGCTATCTAAAACCTGTGTCCAATCGGATTGTAATAATAAATTATTACGTTCATATCTTATTGCATCCCACCAACTTACATCGTCGCGATCCCATTCCTCAGTTTGGGAATTAAACACTACTGGGTAATCTGGTTTATCTGGATATTCTTTTATTTCATTATTTTTTACGTAATAAAATTCGTCTGAAAATCTACCTTCAACCGACGTTTCACCTTCACCAATATTTAAATTTAATGTTTCTTCGTCACAGTAAATAATTTGAATAATTTTTTCTGAATTATAAATTGTGTAAGTGTTCATTTCTTCAACTCCACATAGGAAATTGAAGGATACATAAATTTTGTTTTAGAGGTATTCCCTCCAGTATTCTGCACCACTAGCGTATATGTAACTGTACCCGCGCCGGGAGTATCAAGGGCAGGGAGTGTAAACGATGGAGAGTTCTGGTGACCTACCTTGGCATTATTAAAACCAACTATTGTTGTTCCATTCCTTTTTAAAAAATAATTAAACTGTCTAAATTCTGCTGATTGAGTTGTTACGTTGTTATTATGATGTGTAACAAACATATTAGCAGTTACTTGGGCGCTTGCCCCAGAATTAGAAACACTCAGAGTAACCAAAGTCGTTGCAGATGTTGTTTGAAAATCTATAACAGTCGATGCGCTTCCCTGCGCTAGTTGCGGAAACGTAACCGCGTTAGCTCCGATTTTTGCAGTTGTTACAGCTAAATTTTGTATTTTAGCGTTTGTAATAATTGCGTCGGTAATCTGTGCAGCCGACGTAATAATTCCAGATGTCGCCAGGAGACCCCCAGTGATTGTATTTGCGACAATTTTATTGCCAGTAATTACATTCGCTGCAATCTCCGATGCTCCAACAGCATTCGCACTAATTTTATTAGCAGTTACACTGTTATCAGCAAGTTTGAGTTCTGTAATAGTTCCAGAAGGTATTTGAGACGCAGCGATTGATCCGCTTAATCCTGAAAAACTACTTACACCGCCACTCGATGTAGACCAACTAGACCCATCCCATCCGTATAATTTATTATCACTTGTTAAAAAAACGTTTTGACCGACAAAACTGCCGCTTGATGGTAAAGTGGCAACAGGCTCAATAACATCTAAACCCGCATCAATAAATATCTGCCTCACACCATTTTCAAAATCTGAGTCGTCTAGATAAGTTGTCGCTGCATTAACGCCGGCAGTAAATGCTGATTTATTGCCAGAGTAGTCAACGGACTTTAAAAAATAATGTTTTGTTTGACTTAAACCTAAATTTGTCCGTGTAAAAGTATTGCCACTTGAGACGCCAACTTTAGTTGCCCCAGTAGACGTATTGGATGTATTTTCGTAAATTTCAACAAAGTTTAGGTCGCTATCGCTAGGGTTAGTCCAATTTATAGTTATAAATTTAAAACCGCCGGTCGCGGTGATGCTAGTGGGAAGTCCAGGTGCAGTAGTATCGCCACCACCGGTAAACGTTGCTGTTACATACGGTCCTTTATTCCCTTTGACAGTTACGGCTCTTACCCGAAACGTATATTCTAATGCGTCTACAAGAGGACTAAGTTCTATACTTGTTTCTGTAGTCGTAGTCGCATGATAACTACTATCGCTCGTAGCTTTATAATCTACCTCATAGTGAGAAATAAAACTATTAGTCGGCGCAGTCCACGAAACAATAGCAGAATGCACAAACGTTCCGTCCCCTGCAGTCCGACCACCGCCGGCGATAGTTAGGCTAGCAATAGTAAGATTTGCGGTTACTGTTGGTAACGTACTATCGTTATTATTTATCGCGTTTTCTTCGGCACTCCAAGAAAAGGCTGCGCTAGAGGTTTCACGTAATGTTAGGTTTACTCTTAAATCGCCGGCGCTTGACGAGTTACTAAATTTCCACCCTACAACCTCAAAATCTTTATTGCTAAACCCATAGCGTGAGTTTGTTATTCCAACTATATCGCCAACCTGTACTTCAAAAGCATCTAAACCAAAGTCCGCGCTAAAAGTCATTTGCTCACGCGCTCGGAACAAGGTCATTTTTGCTAACCTCTGAGCCATAATCGACGAGGTCGTAAACGGTAAAGTTAAGTCTAGCGCGCTCTCAACATTGTTATCGTTCGCTATAAAAGTAGTGCTTCTAACCTCTGGATAGTCTGTCTGTATGTAATCCTCAGTGGCATCGTTGAATGTGCCTCTAACGATATTAAAATTATCTCGCCGCGAGTGTTTGGTTTCTAAGGTAACGCCGCTACGAAGGTCGTCGACTGTAAACGTTTTGACAGAGCTGGTATACTCTCCGACCTTTAGTTGCCATTTGCCTTGACCCCAAAATAAAGTTGCGGCGGCACAAGTCATCATATCGCCCAAAATATCGCTTGGGCTTCTGTCTAAACTAATAACGCCATTCATTTCGTAACGTTTTTCTGTACCGCCGGCTGAGAGCGAAACTGTTTCGTCACAACTATTAGCCGCAGCCGAAAACACAGTGTCGTTGGTATCGCCAGTATTATCTACACCGTAGTCCGAAACCAAATAATCACGGATGCAGAGTGCGGCATTCGCACTATACGCGGTAGAACCACTGCGTGGATCGTAAACCTTTTTGCCTTGAACCTTTGCAGTAAAAAGTGGGATGCCTTCCGCAAATACGTTTTGGTCATATTCTAACCTAATGTATAAACAGGCGATGCCTTCACCCTTGAAGTTTGTATGCTCGTTGTTACTTGGCGCGCTCCCGTCGACCTCAAACGCTGGTCCGTCTGTTATGCCACTTAATGTTGAGTATACGTTCTGATTATCTGCACCCAAAAATTTGCGGATATAGACTTTAGAATTACCACTACCATCTTTCCATTTTGCCGACGAGACATAATGGTCTGTGCCAATAGCCTCTACTTCGTCGTTAATATATATGTCACCTATTTGGTTAACCTCATGTCCGGCTAAACAAATTATCTGGTGTAAATATTTATTTGTAGCGCCTGTACTTTCGACAAACGTTACCACGCCACCTTTTCGGATTTCACCATATACAATCTCTTGCGGCCCTGTGCCGGTGCGCGCGTTTGACAAAAGACCAGTTGAGCTACCCATCGCACCAAAATCGGGCTTTGGCATTAAC